TTTTCTAATTATTGATTTAATTTGCTCTTTTTTATCTTCAATTGCTCGTGGTCACATTTGTGCTCAAACTCAAGAAATAAAAATTGTGCTATCATTAGTTGGCGGTCATTTATGATAATTGAAAACTTTGTTTTTTACTCAACTATTTACGATATTTGCATATTTTGTTTCATTTATTACCTTTCAGACAATTCTAGTACTAGATTGTTTAGCAGATTCAATTGTATAGCCTTGTATAAGCTCTCAAGATTTAGTTGGTGTCTTTATCTCTAAATCTTCTTTTAACACTGGTAAAGCCTTGTTAATTCAAGCTTTTATTCTTGAATTTAAAGTTTTTTCTAAATTTACTAACTTCATACATTTGGCTTAACTTTTAGTTCAATATTATCAATTTGTCAGTTTGGCAATCTATATGCAAGGACTGTTTCAATGATAAAAGTTCAAAGAGTTCAAAAATCATTATCTAACAACTCAATCAAGTTTCATTGTCTAACATTTGTTTTATCTTTTTTAAGAATTACAGTATATTTATTCAAATCATCTTCTTTCATAACTTGTGAAATTCATAATCAAGCTCAAGAGCTTTTGTAGAAATCACAATCAATATTAGAATAAATTCAAGTTTTAGTTTTTATCTGACTTCAATCTTTTTTTGAAAAAGTATCTTGCCAAATATTACACCTCTTATCAAAAAAATTATCTAACATCTGAAAGTTTTATAATTGTTAAGAATTGCAAAACTAGAACTTGCCACCTGGTCAGCGGATAAGTCTCATTCTCAAGCAAAAGAATATGAACGAGGTCACATCTTGTATGACTTCAAACTTTCTCAACCTTGCTTATTTAATTCTCAAGCTATCATTCTATTTACTGCTAATGTAACATCTGCAGGAACTGGACTATATCAAGCTGTATAATTTATTGTAATACTTCAAAATTTTAAATCTGTTAAATAATCTGAAACATCATTTACAATAAGTTTGTTTCATACTATTTTATAATCTGTGTTTAAAACTCAAGTGTAGGCAATTCAATTTATAGAATTTAAAACTGTAATAGGCTTATTTGAAAGGTAAAAACTTCAATTAGAATAAATCTCACAAAGTGTTATTTCTTCATCAATAGCTTTTTGCTCAATTACTCAAATAGATTTTTCAATAAATGAATCAAAAGAAAGGATTAAACTTTCAATTATTGCATCTTGTGAAGTATCAGTAATTCAAGAATATTCTTTAGCCGATTCTAAGGTTGTTAAAGACATTATTTAGTTTTAGACTTTATTTCTTTTGGAGTTACTTTTAACTTTGCAATCTCCTCTTTTAATTCTTCATTTTCCTTGATTAATTCTGCATTAGAGACTTCATCATCAATACAATTAAAGATATGTTTATAGTTTGCTTTGCAAATTTTCCAAGTTGATTTTGAAACTTCAACTTTATCTCATTTTTTAGCATCAACTTTAATTCATTTTACATTCTCCAGTCTAGCATCTTTTTTTAGTTCAACTATCATATTATTTTTTATGTTTATAAAATGTAGAGTGCCTTGCGACACTCTACTTGTCTAATTAGACAGTTACATTTACTCACATTGCAACAGTTTTTCAAACTCAAGCAATATCACTTGCTGTAGTTCAACCGAAATCATAAGCTCAAACTACTTCTGTTCAAATTCAAATTCTATCTTGTGCTCAAAGTTGTACTGGCATTCAGTATCAATGAACAAAAGAAGAAAGTCTAGCACAAACAAAAGATGAAAGAGTGTTACTTGCTGGAGTAGATGACACTTTTCAAGTTGCTAGTGCTAATTGTGGATATACAACTGCATCAGCCACTTTTACTACTGGTACTCAGAAAATACTTCAAACTACTCAAGTTCTAAGAGTTGAAACTTCTCAAGCTTTATCTAATGACTTGTACGAGTCAAAGTTTCTTACTAATCAGTAAACATTCTTAGGTAAAAAGAATACTGCATCTGAGTCATCTTCAATTAAGTCAAGAACATCTGAAAAATCTTTCTCAGTAAGAGTTCAACAATCAACAACATTTCAATCTGCAATTGCTCTTTTTCTTAAACCTCAATCAAATTCTAAATAAGTATCTAAAGATGGAGTTCATCAATCAAGATTTACATTTCAAGAAGTTGCAGTATCTGCATTGAATAGCATATAATCAAGAGTTCTTCAAATAGATTTTGTAAGTTTTTCTCTTGCAATATCTGCTACATTTCTATTTCAAGTTAAAGCATAATTTTGCTCTGCAAGAGAAATAGTAATAGTTTTGATAAATTGCCCTTGATTGATTGTAATTCTTCAAGTTGCGAACTTATCTTGCCCTTGTGGAGCTCAATAAATACCTCAAGTTGTAATTTCACTTCTAGGAGCTGAAATTCAAGCATCTCAAATTACTGCTACTTTAACCGATTGTCCCATTCATTCCGCCCTAAATCAAGCTGAAAACATTGGTAAAATTGTAGAGTAATTCTTTGCAAGGCTCATAATTGGGTCTGAAAGTTGTACAGTTTCAGCGATTAATTCTTGTCAAAATCAAGTATTAGTTGTGTGCATTACTTCATTTGCCTTAGTCTCTGCGATTGGTGTTTCTTTTTCTGCCGATAGTTCTATCTTGTCAACTAGTCAAGATTTAGTTTCGTCTGTTAAGAAGTTATTAACTTCTGTAATTGATTTAAATTTTTGCATTGTTATTTGTTAGTTTATATTATTTAACATTTGAAAGTAAATCTTCAAATGCATCTTGTGCGGTTACCATATATGAACCGCTTTTTCTAAAAGTTACTTTTTCGGCTTTTTTCTTAAAGCTTTCAAAATTATCTTTTAATTCCTTTAACTCTTGATTATGTTTTATTTGCATTTCAGCAAGAGTTCAAAAAGTTTTTACATATTCTGCAGATTTCTTTTCAAACATTTCATCAATAAGTCATTTAATTTGTTTGTCTTGAGTGTTCATCTCAAGGGTTTTTGTTTCATCAACACAATTAGATTTTTCAGTTTCTTCCTTATTTTCCAAAGGTTCAACTTCTTCCTCTTCTTGCTCAACATCTCAGTCGATTATTTCAGTATCTTCAACTTTTATAGTTTCTTTTGGTTTGTCTTCAACTTTATCTTCTTCAGCTTCCTCTATAACTTCCTCTGTTTTAGCTTCTTCTTTTACCTCCTCATCAGTTTCTGTTTTAATTTCTTCCTTAGCTTCTTCTTTAAGCTCTTTTTTTTCAAAAGATTTTTTAAACTCTTCTTTAATAGATTTTGTTTTCTCTACCCATTCAACTTGAACTTCAACCTCTTTAGGTTCTCATACCATTATCTCATCTCAATCTTTCGCATAAGATAATTGTAAATATTTGTCAAAGTAGTTATCTCAATATCAATAATGATTAACAATTACATCATTATCAAATACTTCTACAACATAAATACTTTCATTTTCTGAAATATTTAACTTCTTTTCAACTGCTTCTTTTATTTTAGCTTCAAGACTTTCTCAAGAAACTAAACCTTTTTTGTCTTTATTCATTGGTTTATTATTATTTGGTAAATTTTTTATACAATCTTTAATTGATTTGCAAAGTGAATATCATTCATTTTTATTTGTTTGAAATAGTTTTTTAAATTCTACATCATCAATTTTCTTTATTTCATCAGAAGAAAGATTTTTTATTTTAGCTTGTGCATTCATTGGAACACTTACAAGGCTAATTTCAAAAAGTTCTAACTCTAAAATTTTTGTAACATATTCTTCTGTTCAATCTTTTCTTATTATTTTTTCAACTTCCCAATCAATCAATCTATAACCAATTGACATTGTTTTTAATACTCAAGTTCTTAATTTTTTAAAAACATTATCTGTATCAATTTTTATTATTCAAGTAATGAATAAACCTTTATCATCTATAGTTCATTGAATAGTACTTCATATTGGCTTAGTTTCATCGTGTTGTAGAAGTAGAATACTATTTTCCATATATTCAGAAAATTGTTTTGAAAATGCTGTAGGCAAAACTATATCTCAACCTCTATCCTTATCAATAGTTGAGGCATATCAACTAAATTCTAAGCCTTTATGTTCGTTTCAGTCTTCTCAAGTATAAGTAACCTCTTTTATTGAGGGTTCTCAATTTTCTTTTCTAATTGGTACTTTGAAGTAATTTTTAATTTCCATATTTTTATGTTAGTTCTTTGTTTGAAATTCAAACTAAGTTGTTTCTTATATATATTTTGTTTTGTGCTTTGTCTACAATTTCCAAACCTCTTTCAGTCGCAACACTTCAAGGGCTTCTAATTCAAAGCTCAATAGCTAAGTTCTGGCTTGCTTCAATTCCTGCTTTATCTGAAAAAGCTTCTCAATTACATTTAATCTTGTATTTTGATAAATCAACTTTTAAATCTTTTGCATATTTTTGAATAAATAAATTTAAAACTGCTTCTAAATATCTTTCAATTCCTGCGATTGTAGATTGGTTAAAATCTGCTCTTATCTCTTTAATCTCTGAATAGCTTCAAGTATCAGAAGTGTAACCAATTAATTTTTTAGAAACTCAAAAAGCACTTGTTATCTTATCTGTGGACATCTGCCTTAATGCTATAAGCTCAACATCTTTATTTGATATATTAAGAGTTTGCACTCAACTTATTCATTGGCTAGTTATGGACTTATAAGCATTTGAAGTTCAAGAAAACTTACGGTCTATTTCTTCTTTAAAAAGTTTAGCTGTCTCCTTATCCATTGACGGGTCTAACATAAATACGGCATTTGGAACTCAACTATTTTTAAAGAAAGAATAGTTTTTTTTGTTACTCTGCATATCGTTCAAAACATCGTACATTATACCATTAATCAATCAAATAGATTCATTTTCATTCTTAGAAGACATCTCATACATTGAATAAAGCAACTCATCAATATTCATTACTCAAGTAGTTGATTGAAAGCTATCAATCTGACCATTAGAATTTATATTTTTTGAAATTCCTCTTGAGTCAATCGGCAAGGCTTGATTAATAGTTCAGGCTCAATTGTAAATAGGCTCAATGTAATTTTCTCAACTTAAAAAAGTATTAGTAAAAAATACCTTTTTCCAAAAATCAAAAGTTTGTTTTGAAAATAGAGAATTTAAATAATCATATTCTTTAAAGTTTTTTTTCGGGTCTAATTCTTCGCCTTTATCATTTATAAGCAAAAGTCAGTTAAGAGAGGTTTTTTTACTTATTAAATTTATACAACTTCTAATATCAGAATTATAATCTTTTAAAAGATAAATTGCATCTAAGTTTATTCTTAATTCTCAACATACATCTATAACAGATTTAAAATTTCATCAAACATAAGAAAATCAAGAGTCTTGAAATCCTCAAAAGCTTTTTTTACTCACATTTAAATTTTTGTTTGATATGTTAAATCAAATAGACATAATGTTTTTTAGTATAAATTAATCTTAAATATAAATTTA